AGCTCTGTTTGCACTCTTCGTTTCTCTCTCAATGCAAAAGCACTAGCTTCTACAAAGAGTGCATTTTTTTCAAGAACAGCTGTTGCAAAGTTTGCTACTGTATCGCCCTCTGCATCTGCTAATGTTTTCAGAAATGGTGCATTAGCCTCATCTGAACTAGCTTGATACTTCAAAGCCTCCTCTCTCTGAATTGCCCAGGTTTCTCTCTCTTCAAGGGGGTACTTTTTTTTAACGGCTTTTAAAAGCTCTGATAACTTTTGTGCCGCAACATCATATATTCGTTTTACTTGTGCTGAATTTTCAACAGCTGTTTTAAACTCATCTAGTGTTATCTCCACACAACCTATTTCACTTGGCTGACTTGCTATCAAATCATCAATAACTGCTACATCATCACTTTCAATAGAAACAACATCAACATCAAAGCGATTTACTGTAATGCCTTTATTTTCATCAGTTGCACCAACAAAACCCAATACTGTATGTTCTGTAGGTACTTTTCTAAATGCTACATATTTAAACATCTAACTACTCCTTTTGGTAAATTAATTTTTTGCATTTGCACCATATCTCTATAGTATTTCATCGTTGCAGTTCCTACTGCATGACCGACACATGAACCAAGAGATGGTATATCTGCACTAACAAGTGCTTTTCTAAACTTATACATACTATGCTTTCTAACAAACTTTACACTTCGCCATGTTCGATACCCAACAAAGTTAATGCTTCGCTTAATCTTTCCTATAGTCCAATGGCTCAATTCAAGATTTAATTTATTTCGCACGAATTTCTCACATTTCTCTTTGAAGTCCTTAGCCTCTTGAAGTGTTAAGCCTATGGCAACAAAATCATCAACATATCTCACATAAGATTTAATTTTTAAATCTCTTTTTATAAAGTGGTCAAGCTCATTTAGATAAATTAGTGCATATAGTTGGCTCAGGAGGTTTCCTATTGGGATACCCTTGTCGCCATCCATATTTGCAAATCTAATCATCAAATCAACAAACCTTTTATCTTTTATCTTTTTTTCAAACAGAGTTCTTAAAATCTCTCTATCTATCGAATAAAAGAACTTTTTAATATCAAGTTTTGCATAGTACATATCACCATCATATTTTCTCATTTCTTGCTGCATATACACACTAGCCTTATGAGTTCCGCCACCTTTTCTACAAGCAAAGCTAGTATCAACAAAGGTTTTGTTAAAGATGGTATATATAGTTCTATAAATGGCATGTTGAACAATTAAATCTCTAAAATGCGGTGCTCTTATAACTCTCTCTTTTGGCTCATAAACAGTAAATTCGTTATATGGTGATAACTCATAACTTCCATCATGTAGCTCTTTGTGTAGAGTGTCTAAATTAGTACCGAGATTTTTTTCAAATCTAAATGTTTTCACTTTTTTTCTTTTGCCTTTTATAGTGTCAAGATAAGCAATATACAGATTATCTTTTGTAAATGCTTTCTCAAATAAATGCCCAATTCTTTTCGAGGAGTTTAGATTTTCGATACCAAAGCTAACACTTTTCATACTACTCAAATAATCCTCCTCTATAGATTTCGCTTACCGCAGGAACTTGTATCCCTCTTGCTCCAGTTTCTTCATTTTGAAGTATCAGGTTGAAGCAACAGTCACGACCACCAACATTAGTGTTCGAGTTCGAACGAACATTGTTCAAATTCAAGTAGAACACACCAGCATTAGCGGCATTACTCCAGTTACCGCCGACAAGCGGAACTAAACATATCAATACAATGCCCCTCAAATGATTACTTAAAGTTACCATCTTGTTTTAGCTTGGCTATCCAAGCACCTATTAGTTTGCCTATTTCATCAATAAGTCGTGAAATAGCTAAATATCTGTTTTGGTTTATCTTGCCTTTTCGACCATCTTTATAGTTAAAGTAGTCTAATTCATTTGCAAGATACAACTGCATTCTAAGCTTTTCATGCGAAATATCTAACTGGGTTAATGTGGTCTTTTTGTAGTACCTCTTTTGACATTCAACTATCAAATCATAGACTTCATAAGCATTATCTCTTATTCTGTTAGCTAAAGCATATTTCTCGTGCTTTGGAAAATGATTAAGATATATATTTAACAGTTTTATCATCTCAAAATACTTCCTATAAAGTACCACTTCACCTTTATTAGTCATTCGCTATCGCTCACTCTACAAAATCACAGAGGCACGACCACCAACAAAAGTGCCCGAGCTCGAACGAACAGTGTTCAAATGCAAGTAGAACACACCAGCATTAGCGGCATTACCCCAGTAACCGCCGACAAGCGGAACCAAACCATCTCTTAAGTATCTATATAGACCATCATTACCAAACTGGCTAGTTCCAGTACCAGATACACCACCAGCTAACGGAATACCTATGTTGGTTCTTGCACTCATATCAAATACTGCATTTGTTCCATTCCCAAAGTAAGTCCAGCCATCATTACCAGCAACAACATCACTTATATCAATCACATCATAGATTGTATTATCAGAATAGTTTGTTAAATCTATATCTTTAAATGAAGCTGTCTCTTTTAAAACGAGGAAACCATCTGCATCGTTTCTTGTAAAACAAGATGGAATATCGTACATATTTCCGTTTAGGTCTGCTATACCACAGTCTTGACCATTGTGAGTAGTTTTTGCAAGAACCAAAGCACTACCAGTTAAAGCACAGTTACTATAACCACTACCAGTAAAAATAAGGTCTGTATCATTTACATCAGCCAAAGCATTGTTATTACATCCTTTTGGTGCATACGGTGCTATATCATTCCATGCACAGTTTGTAGTACCAGTTGAAGCTTGTTGATGTGCTATTGACATTCTTGCCAACATTGTATATACAAATATAGGCGTTACACCATAATCTGCGCCTCTTGATTTAACAGCATTAAATACTTGCTCATAAGTATCAGCAGTACATCCATTTATGGCGGATATTGGATTGTGTGACGAGCTTGTAGATACTGGGTCAATCCCTTGTTTAGATACAAACACTCCATTTTCATTACCACAATGGTATTTATCAACAAATATACCATCTCTCTCAACACCACCATCAATAAAAGCTCTCTCAAGTTGATATCCATCTTGCGGTGTAGATGAATAGTAGATGTTATTTCCATCTATCTTGTAGTAACATTTTGGTATATAAACCATTACAGAACCACTACTATCTGTATAATTACCATAGTTTGGAGAGTTTACATCTGTAGTTCCAGTCATTTCACTAAATCCAGTCGGCAATGTTGGTGCAATACCAACACCAAAACCTCGCTCACCAGCCACACCAATATCACCATGAGTAATAGCAAGGACTGTTACTGTTGTAGTTGTAACTGTTGATTGCATACCTTTACTATCAACCGCTACAGCTTCAAATGTATAAGCAGTATCATCTGTTACATCAGGTGCTGTTACGGTTACAACTTCATTTTCAGCAATGCCTGTAGATTTACTAAATGTAAATACACTTGAAGATAAACTGTAAATTATACTATCACCATCTGTATCAGTTGAACCACTCATCGCAATATCAAATGTATTTAGTTTAGATATTTCAGCTACAGATGATACTGTTGGTGCAGTAGGTGCATGATTGTCTGCTACTGTTACACTTTTAGTAGTTTGTGAACCTTTGTTACCCAAAGTATCAACTGCTGTTACTTTAAAAGTATATATATCACCAATAGCACCATCTGCAAACACATGACTAGCTATTGCTTGATTGTTTGTAGCATTTACTGTTTGTAATGCTGTATCATCGCCCCAATCAACCTCAAAGTATGCAATATCTACACCATCAAGATATGCTATTGCATTTAAAGTAAAATCTGTTGAGTAGCTATTTACTACAATGTCATTACCAGTTATTGCTGTAGTAGATACAACAATAGACTTTATATTTTCTGTAGCAATAATTGCTTCAAGTTCTGCTTTTATAGCATCACCAGCCTCACCAAGTGCTGCAAAAGCACTATCATATTTTGCCAACAGTTCAGCGGCATTTATGTTTAGATTTGCAACTTCAGTAGCTAAATCAGCCATCAATAACTCCTTTTTCTATCAGTTTATTTTGCAATACGATATTTAGATTTGTATTTGCCACAAGTGGAGTTAAAAACAACTCCTTTGCTTCCGTTGGTGTTATGTATTCATCTGCTTTAAAAGCGATTGTTCCAGCTTTACCACTTACTGTTATTTTTATAATCTGCTCACCGCCGACACCATGTACAAATTGAATTGCAGGAGTAGAAACATCAGCAATAATTTTGTCATCATCACTTAGCACCCTTACAGCTTTATTCCAATTTGTAAAATGTTCATCTTTAGGAACGATTACAACTACTGTCAATACTCCATTTTCATCAAAATAGGTACTATGTACACTATCGCTAAAGTATGCAACATCATTTTCATCAATAAGACTAAACTTTTGTATTCTGTCAAAAAGTTCATCTCTTAGTATCTGTAACCCCTCTTCGTTTGGGGTTGCTGTTAAATTGTCCATATACCTACTCCTTGTATATTTATATCTGTTTGAGGATAGACAACCTCTATCATCTTACTTATCTTCACATCCATAACACCCCCACCAGTTAGATTTAATGCGATTTGTTTATCATCTTGTTTAAAATCACTTTTTAGCTTTATGTTTATGGCATTTGCACCAGCAACATCAATAGCACCAAATGAGTTATAATCAAGGCTTAGTTCATTTGCAAGTTTTGCCCCTAATGTTCCAGCTCCAGCTACTTCAACTTTTCCATCTGCACTGTCAAGTTTTATGCTAAACTCATTTAATACACTACGAACATTTTTGTAAAGCTCTATGTAGTTTTTTAAATCTTCAAAGAGTTCAGCACTTATTCTTCTTTGCATATCAGATACAGTTATCTCTACTTTAAAATGATATGGGTCTGCTTCATAATCAAACCATTCTATAAGCTCCGCTTCCATATCCAAAGCTTCAAAAACTCGCTCTATCGCCCAAACAGTACCTTTTCTTTGATGAAGTAAAAGAGATGATTTTATCAATCTTCTTTTATCTTCTACATTTAGGTTGTTGTCCCAAAAATCAACTTTAAAAGCATAAGCCAAAAACGGTAGGTACTTCTCATCACAAATATCAGGATTAGCCAAGGCTTCAAAGGCTTTTATCTCGCTTTGTAATGTATCAAGCACATCACTAGCTACAATATCAGCACTATGTAGTTTTATATCCTCAAATGATGGTATAAGTGATTGTGTTGCCACTATTTACTCCTATCTCATTATCAGCTATTACTACATTTGATGATGGACTTGTAATAACTACCTCTTTAACACCTTGAACTTTTAAAAACTCGTTTATCTCGCTAAGTGTTATATCTGTACCTATTTGTTTTAAACTATTTAAACCACTTTCAAGTGAAGCTATGGCATTGCTATACACTGTGGCTGTTTCTTGATTTGGTAGTATCTTTAGTTCAGCTTTTACACTAAAATCTACTTGTGTCGCTGGTGCTACTACTACATTATCTGTAAGTGGTCGCACCTCTTTTTTATTTAGCATTGTTACTATTCTATCCTGCATTAAACTATCTGCATTTTGGCTATAGTAAAACACATTTACAACACCAGCACCACCATTAAGAACTGCTACATCTTCTATTCTCTCATCAGCATTAAAAGTAAAGCTTTTATAAGTTTCTTCACTCCCAGCCGTTGATTTATCAGCCATAGACAAAAGTATTCTAGCTCTTAGCTCATCATCACTTTCAGGATTTGAACCATTAGCAAATATATCAGTTGCTTTTGCACTTACTACAAATGGCATAGGTGTAGTTATGATTTCAGTTTTAACCTCACTTGTTTGGATTTCAAGTTGAAGCTCTACTGTACCAGTTGCTTTATCCTCTCCAGCAGCTATAACAACATCGCTTAGAAGTCTTGCTTCATAAGTGCTTGTCTCATCTGTTAATATTAGATTTGCAGGAATTGTTACATCACTATCAAGCACTTCACTTAAAGCAAATTCATAAGTAACATAAGGTTTACTTCCTTGTAGCCTTTCAACTCCATAAAATACAGAGTAATTATCAAGATTTGCACCAGTAGAAGTAGATAAGAAAAAAGCACTAGCTAAGTTGTTAAACTCGGCTCTTAGATGAAGTTCCCTATATGCAAATGCTTGAAGTATCAAACTAAATTCATCACTTTCAAGTGGTTGCCAATCAGGTACTAAAATTTTAAAATTATCTATGTTTTGATTTAAAATCGCTTCATAGTCTAAAACTTGCATTACATCAGGTTTTGGTAAGTTTTCTATATTAATCATTTTCTACCTCTATCACTTCACCATTTGCTAGTGTGATAACAAGCATCACAACACCGCTTACTGGCTTTATCTTAAAATCCACATTTTCAACTCTTACCCTTGGTTCATACTTACTTATAGCTTCATAGGTGTATTTTTTAGCTAGTAGCTTATATTCTTCGTTAAACTCTCTATCTCTAAGAGTGTAAAGCATACTTCCAAATTCAGGTCGCTGTACTCTACTTGTAAGAGGTGTTTTTAAAATCCTATTTATGCTACTTGTTATGCTTACTTGATACATAATTTACCCAATAAATACATTGCTACTTCCAGTTGCATTGCTACTTCCACAAGCTATACTATCACCAACCCTTGCAACAGCTTTCCCATTTACAAATACACTTCCGCTTCCACTTGCTTGTGTGCTTCCGTGTGGTGGTGTATCAGGGCAAGAATGAGCCGACCAGCTATCACCAACCCTATGAACACCTAAACCATTTACAAATACATCACTACTTGCACTTATATTTGCTCGTGCTGGATAACAACCGTGTCCAGTACATATATCACCAAGCCTTACTACTGCACTACCCATTAGTTTATATCCACCCTTGCACCATCAATATCAATATTTCCACCAGCTTCAATTTTTATATTTCCACCAGCTTTAAAAACAACATCACCAACACACGATATATTTAAAAGTTTTGCTTTTGTATCATAGGTAATTACAGTTCCATCTTCATATTCCATAACTTCAGTATGCTCATTTGCCAAACTTGGCTCTTTTGCACTTTTGTTAAAAATACTTCTTATGATAAGACCACCACTAGCTTCACCAAATGGGCTAATCATTACAACTTGCTCACCAACTCTTATAGGTATAAAGTGCTTTTTAAAGCTGTTAGAAATAGATACTACTGGTAAAAAATCAGTTTCCCTATCCATAACCTTAACCCTTGCCAATGCTTTACCATCAGCTACTTTAGTTTGTGATATAGTCCCAAAAGTTACTATATTGTTAATCAACCTTTGTAGTTCAGCTAACATCTTCTACTGTTCCCATCTTAAAGTAAAATAAGTGATATTAAACTCACATCTAACACCACCATAAACACTATCTTTATGTTCAACTAAAAAATCACTACCTAGATACTTGCATTGGTAATTTAAAACCTTTTCAAGCTCACCAAAAGCTTTTAGTACATCACTTGTAACTTCTCGCATATCCCAAGTTGTATTACTTTTGCTGCTGACAGCAATATCAATTTCAACTTTTAAGATATGTTGTAATTGTTGGCTATCATTGGTTTCATCTGATACATCCCTTACTATAATTGCTGGGTATTGTCCTTTTTCTAATGGCTTATTCATCCACTCGTAAACATTCGCCCCAGCTTCGCTATAAAAGCCATTTGCACTACTTATTTTTTGCAAATGTTGCACAATGCTATCTACGATACTTTGTCTAACCATCTTGATTATCCAAATACACTTTAGTAGTGCTATCGTTTTGCTTATGTATTTCAATTACACCAAATGTTTTACCATCTACAACAAATATAGACTTATGACCGATATTAGTAGCTTTTGATGTTGCTAGTTGTAAAGATGGTACAGTAGCTTCTACACCATTGTATTCACCCTTATCAAGTATCACATCAGTAGTTTCATCAAAGATTACATTTAGCACTTCATCTACATCACCAAAATAGTGTGTAGCTTCAACAGCAAATTCATCTAAGTTAAAACTAGCTTCTAAGTCTTTATCAATCATAGCTTCTAAATTCATTGCTTACTCTTCATCCTCTTCATCATCAAGTGCATTGATAAGTTCAATGATTTCAGCTTTTGTTGCAGAACTAGGTACATCAATACCTAGTTCAGTTGCATACTCTACTAAGTCATTTTTTTTCATATCTTCAATAGCTACAGTAGTATCTTCAGTTACATCAACATTTGCTTCATCTGTAGCAGCTCCACGATTGATAAGCTCTTGTGCTTCTCTTTCATTTACTTCTACTTCATCACCCTTTGCATACATCACACCCCTAACAAATAGAGATGTAAGCATAATTACAGTTACTTTTTTAGACATCATTTACCCCTTATTGGTCAATGTTTGTAGTAGCTGAAAAAGATTGTGCATATCTAACACCAACATCTACACTTTGGAATGCACGAATTACAATCCCACCACTATCTGCTTTTTCATAAGGGTCAACCATAATGTCTAATCCACCCCATAGACCAGTAATAAGCTGACTAAAATCTCCAAGTAGCATAGTATTTGCCCCAACTTGATTAGTTGTATGGAAATTAAACCCATTTACTCTATTATCTTCAAGCAAGTATCTACCTGTGCCACTTTCTTTTTGTGTAGTTTTAAGTTTTCCTGCTACTTCGGCACCTGCTATATAGTGAAGATTGTTTGTTTCAATATTTTCTATATCCATTTTTGTTTGAAACTCAACAACTTTTTCCCAACTAAGTCCACCACTACAATCTACCGCACCAATACCAGTAGTGTTCAAAATCCCTAATGGTTGACCATTTGCACCAGTGCCACTAATAGCGGCTTTATCTATTGCAAGTGCGATATTTGAAGCTAAATCATTCATAACCAATCTTTCTATATCAGGGTTACCTTGAAGCAACATTTGTCTTGTATATCCACTTTTTGCACTTACTGTTTTTGGAGTTAATTGAATAAGCCCAAGAGATAAATCACTAGCAGTTGTATTTGCTCCCTCTTCAATCCAGTATGCAGTTGCAGTTCCTATTTGTTTTGGAATTGCGATATTTCCTTGCAGACCACTTAAAACTTGACCACCAAGTTTTGATATAACAAGTTTATTTCTAAGTATTTCAATAAAACTCGCACCACCAGTAGTAGTTTGTATAATACTTCCAGCTCCATTTGTAGTAGTTGATATATCTCTTTGTAAAACTTGGTGCGGAACATAAAAACCTCTACTATCTTTACCTAGCATTTTTGCCACTTGATTACTTGCTTCTCTTTCAAGTCCAGCTTTTGACCAATCGCCAGTTATAGCAGCTGTTAAAGCTCTACTAAATGAGTATTCTTTTATCTCGTTATCACTCATACCAATATCAGCAGCTTTAGTATCTACTGGCTTTGCTTGACCAATTTTTTCAAGTACCATAGCTCTAAAGCTATCTACACTTGTACCATCTTCTATAGCTTTTTGTGCTAAACTATCTTGATTAAACTTACTACCAATAGCTGCAAGCTCTCTTACCCTTGTTCTTTCAGCGGCTCTAGCTTCAGCTTGAACTGTTTTTACATCTACATTTTCATTTTGTTCTTCAGGCATTGTTTTTTCCTCTCTTTTTTTTGAATTTAAAATTTTTACTTCTAACTCTTTCAAGTCATCAGAACCACGACCTATACCAACAGTATTATCTGCTGGAATTGAGACTATTGATATTTCAAAAGGTTGCCATCTTGTTACTCGGTAGGTTTCCACACCATCACTTTCACTTTCAAGCTTCATTTCATCTATCTGGTATCCCACAGATACATTTTTCATTATCCCATCAACCACATCACTAAATACCTCTTTAGCTTTTACACTATTGCCAAATCTAACAAGTGCAATACCTTTTCTATCTTCCACTTTTGCATACTCTACAACGCCTATAACAGTATCGCGGTCATGGTTAAATAAAAGTGGTGCTGAATTGTTAAGTCGCTCCATATTTACTGATGTAGTTGAATGGTCTAGTATTTCTACACCCCAGTACCTTTCATAAGGTTCTTCACTACTAAAACTAAGTTCTACTGTTCTTTTTTCTTCATCAAAACTTTTAAACTCCATATTTCTAAATTGTGGTTTAAGCTTCATTTTGTTTATCCTCTTCTTGTTCTATTTTCATTGTTTCAGCCATCACTTTTAAAAGTTCAGCTTCACTAATAGTTGTGATACCATACTTAGCTCTAAGCTCTTTTTCTTTTGCTAGTTGTTGATATTGTTCTTCTAAATCAAGCCCCATTTCACTAGCTATTTGTGTATGGGTTTTTAGACCCTCTTTAACTGCTAAGATATTTGATTGCATATCTTTTAAAGGGTCAACCCAACTAAAGCCGCGATATAGCCAAGTAGGGTTATTGAATTTATCAAACTTAAAAAATGGTAGTGGTACAGCTTTTGTAAGTAGTGCCATTTCTAACCAGCTACTAAAAACATCATCAAGTAGATGTTCACCTAGCCATTTTTGTAAATCTTTCCACACTTCCCTCTCTTCTAAAACACCAGTTCTTATACTTGAATAATTTACACCTTCTAAATCATTTGCTAAAGTGTTGTAACTTACATCAAGACCACTAGAAATACCCCTTAAAACTACTTTCATAAAATCTTTAAATGCTGTGGAAGGGTGTTGTGGGTCATAAGATTTAAAATCCCACCCTTGCGGCAACACTTCAAATTCACCTGGAGTTACTTCATTTACTGGAGTGCCATCTATTATGGTATCACCTTTATATTCATCTGCTTCTTTTTGGATATAAAAACCAGCTTTACTGGCACCAAGTCTAGCTCCAACTAGTTCAGCTTCTTCATACCCATTTATCATTTTCATTCTAGTCATAGCAGTATGCATCCATGGTATGCCTCTTGTAGCACTTATTCTAAGTGGAATAAACAAATGAATTATCTCATTTGCTGGTATTCGTTCTCTTGTAGTATCATAGTTTCCAATTCCTAGATTACCAGGGTGACTTTTGTGTAGATGGTATGCTATAGGGCGGTTCCATTGGTCATACTCAATACCCATTAAAATGTTTTTATCTCTATCGTTGTATTGTTCGTCTAGGTGGTCAGCTTCAAGTAGTTGTAGTGCAAAACCAAATTCATTATTAAAACCTTTTACTTTTCTAATCAGCACTTCACCATCTTCAGCTAATGTACCAATAGCCATTTTTTGTATATCTACAAAAGAGTATCTACCAGTAACATCACAATTGCCTTTTTTACCCCACTTAGTAAAAGCTGTTTCTATAGTTTCATTTGCTTTTTTATCTAAAGTTCCATTGTTATCTTTAGCTTTGTTTTGTAATTTGATACCATTGTTACCAACTACATTAGTTTTAATCATTCTTTTAAATTTTTTGGCATAGTCATCATTTCGCATTAACTCACGACTTCTAACTCTTATGCTTTTTAAATCTTTTTTTATATCTATATCAGCTGTAGTATTTGATGGTATCCAACTAGCATATAAATTATTTGTAGTTGCAGCATTAAAAGATTTTTTTTGTTGTGGTTTTTTCGCCCGCGAAATTTCAAAGCCTAAAATTTTCATCATACAAACCTAGTTAAAACTTTTCTTTTAGGATTGCCAAGTCCATTAGCTAAATCTTCTTGGATTTTTTCAGCTTGTACTTCAGCTTTATATTTTCTTCTTAGGTTTTCAAGCTCACCAAAAGAGTATTTTTTTAATTGCCTATCAGCAATTTCATATTCAGCCACATCATTATCAGCTTTGCCAAGTAGCATAGCTTCAATTTTTCCTAACATTTGTGCAGCAAAAGTAGGTTCAGCCAAAATATACTCCTAGATTTTTTTTATCTTGGCTGTATTATTTCAAAAAAGGGGGCTAATTAAAAAGGGACAAAAATTATATTTTGAAAAGTTTTTTGTATTTTTCCAGTTCATTTTCTAAAACAGTTTGCACAAAAAGACTAGGTGTCATTTCTAGCTCTTCACAGATAAGTTCTATATCTACAATGGTAGAAGTTTTTAATCTCAAATCAAATTTAATTTTCGGATTGTTGCTTTTTGGTCGCCCAACATTTCTTTTTTCTTTTATTTCCATTTATTTACCCATCCTTTCTTTTTATGTATAGGTAATTTTTTTGTTTTTACTTCCATCTCTTTTTTTACTGGTTGTATATTTTCGCTTATTTTTCTGTAATTCGGATTTAGTATTGCTAGTGCTGCTAAATTATAAACAGTATAATCTAGTGCTTCGTTTCTAGCTCTTATTGGTTTCCACTCTCTAACTGGTCGCCCTTTTTTAAAAGTAGTTACTAGCTTTTCACTTGTAAGCATTTTAAAATACTCTTCATCATAGCTTTTGTTGAAGTGCATATAACCCTCTCCAAACTCTTCAAGTTGTAACCTACTAAAAATAAGCTCTTTTGCTGTATCTGTTCCAACAGTAAAAAGTTTTACTTTTAATTTGTTTGATGTAGTAGGTCGTGATACTATTGGCTTACCAGCTATAGAACTACCTTTAACTGCAAATACTCTTTTTACTTCTCTTTTTTTACAATACTTATATACTTCATCGGTGAAATGCCCACCACTATCTATACAAGTACAAGATACTCTAAGCAAAACTCCATCAACCCTTTTATATGTAGCATTTATGATATTGTCTAAATCTTCCCATACTTGCTTTTGACTTGGTTTACCCTCTATCCTAAAAGACATCACACCCCAACTTTCATTACCATCACCCCAAGCTTTTACTTCACCCTCTAATCTATCATCTTGTGTATCTACACCACAAGTAAGAACAACAGCTTCTTTAGGCAATAGTGTATAATCTTCTCTTCTTTGCATAAGTACATTATCTTCTATTTGTTCACCTTGGTCATCTTCCCAAGTTTCACCCAAAGAAGTATTTACAAAAGTTTTTAAAGTGTGTTGGCTCTTTTTTGCTTCTAAAAAGTTTTTAGCCATATCTGATAATTTCACCCAAGGGCTGTAAATCTCATTTAACCAAAACCCAGCTATTCCCATTGATGGCTTTTGGGCTATCCATTCACCTTTTTTAACTGCATTCCATCTAGTGCTATCATCCCAAGCACTCCCACAATGTTCACAAAAATATTTAGCTGTTTCAGGTTTGCCATCATCCCAACTTACATTAGACCATTTAAGCACTTGTTTTTTTGAACATTCAGGACAAGGTACATAAAATTTTCGCTTATCGCTCTCTTCATAAGCTGCTTCAATTCTACTAACATCTTTTATAGTTGGTGTAGATGTAAGCATTCTTTTTTTATTCCAAAAAGTAGTAGTTCTTTTAAAAGCTAGATTTACTGGGTCGCCCTCTGTACCAGCACTAGGTGGGTATCTATCAACTTCATCACACAAAACTACCCTTACTGGTCTTGAAGCTAGACTACTTGGACTATTTGCACCAGCCATAGTAATATGACCACCGGGAAAAGTTTTATGTAAAATAGTATTACCACTATCTTTAGCTTTACTATCTTTTACTTTGTGTGTTAAAACTTTTGTATCTCTTACCATTGGTGCCACTCTATCTTTAGAAAAAGCTTGTGCCATATCTAAAGTAGGTTGTAGTAATAGCATAGGGCTAGGGTCTTGGTCTATAAAATAACCAATGATATTTAGCAATACTTCGGTTTTACCTACTTGTGCTGAACTCATCCAAACTACAGTATCTATATCAGGGTCGCTAAATGCTTCCATTAACCCCCTTTGGTACTCGGCTCTACTTGTTCGCCACTTACCACTTTCAGCTGAAGCTTCACTACTAAGCTGTCTGTATTCATCAGCCCATTGTGATACAGTTAGCTTTTTAGGTGGCTTAACAACTTTTACACATTCAGCGATTATCATTCTACATCATCCAAACTACTAAGCTCTTCTAAAAGCTCATACATATAACTTTCAACTACAACAGCTACATCTTTTTTATCTCTCAAGCCAACTAAATCACCACTTATTTTAGTTGGTAGGGCTAGGGCTTTATCTCTAAAAGCTTTTAGTATTCTTTGAACATCTTTTATAATTTGGTCTTTTGGTATTAAAAGTTTTTCACCCTCTAAATATTTTTGCTGATTAATTTTACCAGTCCAAAAATCTTTTATGATTTGCACTTTTTGGTTTCCTGTTGTTGCACTTACAAGTAGTAGTTCAAGTTCAGCTAAATTATCTTGATTATAAAGTTCATCATCTTCTTTTATATTTTTGTTTGTAACTTGTTCAATCTCTTTTATAGTTGGTTTTCCAGAAAAGTTTGCTTCGCAACCGCTATTCGCTACTTTTGGTTTATCTTCTTTTTTTACCTCATCTTTTTTTTTACTTTTTTTCGCGGGCGAAATTTTAGCACTACGATTAGCTTCTCTTTGACTATCTCGTGTTGGGTCTTTGATTTCTAAATAAGTTTTTAATGCACAATCTCTTTTTATTTTTTTACCATCCATACATTTAGTAAAATGACCAGCTTTAAACAATTTTGATATGTAGGCTGGACTTACTCCATTTGCTCGTGCTAATTCTGATTTTGTTATATATTTACTATCCATTTTTAACCTCTAAACTTGAATATTGCTTAAATTTAACCAAGTTTTAACCTAGTTAAAAAAGTGCTTCTAGCTCCTACCACATAAGGCTTTAAAGGTGGTTTACTAACCAATAGACTTTTAACCAAGTTAAAAAAGTTTGTGTCTAGTTTTTTTTCGCACTCGCCAGTACCCTTAAATGTAACTCCCCAGATAGTACCTTTTAAATCCCTTATTTTAGGGCTTTGTGATGTTTTCTTTAAATGTAACTCCTTTATATAAAACACTAATAAATATTCTCTATAGTTACATTTTTTTAACCACACTTTTAACCAGCTTAAAACTCCCCATATAAAATACTTCCCTTGTAGTAAGGCTTTGTTAAGTGTTGCTATTTTTTTTATAGTATTTTTATACATAAATAAATACATACTTTTAGACCTTTCTTATATAAAAATCAAAGTTATCTTGTAACTTTTTACCAAACTCTTTTTTAGCCATCTCATCAGCTTTTTTAAGTATCTTATCGTTAAACATTTGGGGTATTGATACAGTAGAAACAGCCTTTATCTTTTGTGTTCCTTTTTCTCTTTGCAGTACAGCCTTACCACTCTTAGATAAAAAGGCTCTATTTAAAACTTTTCTACCACTATCTTTTTTAATTCTTACACTTACTTTACCCCTTTGTTTTAAAACCTTAGCCCCAAATCTCATAGCATTTAAAGGGCTACTTCTTATATACATTTGGTACTTCATATCTGAATACCTAGACCTTTTTATTTGCATAAAAGATTTAATATCTTTAGCTTTTACATTGTATGTTTTTCGCACTTCTTTAGTTGTTTGGGTTTTCATTTTCCCACCAATATCATTTACAGTTCTATTTAATGCTTTTTGATATACTCGTGGGTGTAGCACTTTTAAAACTTCATCTAAACCAGTTATTTCTATTTCCATAATTTACCCCTTATATAAATCTGTTATAAATTTTCTACCACTATCAGGCATTAGTTTTGCATACTTCATAGTTTGCTTAATATCTTTGTGGTTCATTAGTTTTTGTATCTCTTGGATTGACACGCCATTGATTGCTAAATGACTTGCAAAAGTGTGTCTTAGTGTATGGATTACAACTCTATTGGCTCTATCATCAGGGCTTAAGTCTTTGTTAAATTGTTTAAATATTTGTGTTAGTGATAGATAGATATTTTGGTATTTTGCAGTAACTCCACTAAGTGAAACTACATAACCATTTGCACCAAATGGCTTTATATGTTCAGCCACCAATTCAAAAGTATTATCATCTAAATACCCTATATAAGTATTATTTCGTTTAAAATCCTTTAGTGTGATACTTCTATTTTCAAGGTTTATATCTTTTTTTTGAAGTGATAATATACTTCTAGCTCTCGCACCAGTTCCTAGTGCTATCTTTACAAATAGATTTAAAACTACATCATCTTTTACATCTTCAAAAAGTGTAGATATTTCATCTTTACTTAAATATCTAAGTCTAGTATTATTGATTTTAAAAGGCTTTATATCCCTAAAAGGGCTGTATGATATTATCCCTCTTTTTATTCCAAAGTTTGCTATCCTTTGTACTAGACTTACAAACTGTTTTACAGTTGCCACACTATACCCATCACTAAGCTTTAAGGCTCTAAGCTCATCAATCAAACTATCATTTAGTTTTGCTATTACTACATCACCAAAGCTTGGGGCTATATGGTTTTGATACATTTGTTGGTATCTCTTTTGGCTTGATACCTCCAAACTAGCAAAATATCGTTCAGCTAGTTTATTAAAAGTAAGATGTTTAAAACTCTTTTGGCTCAAATCAATACCGTGTCTTTGTTCGCTTAGTATCTGATTTCTAAGTTCTATACACTTTTTTTCAGTTATACCCTCACTTTTACGACCCACTTTCTTACATTCATTATCGTATCTGATGTAATAGGTTATATCACCATTTTTAAGATGATTAAGCTGAACTTTATAGCCATATCTTTTAGAACTTACCATTAGTTAAACTCCATATCATCAATATCCCCATTTGTTGCAAAGGCATCTTTTTGCACCTCTTTTAGCTCTAGCTTTTTACAATCAATAGCTTTATAAATAAAATGTTTTGCTTTAGCATCTATATCACTCATAGATACTTTTACTCCGTATTCCTCAAGTTCATCTAATCGCATATTTGAAATATCAAATATTTTATTTATCACTTGCTCTTTTGTTAAAGTTACCATCAAAACCACACCAATCTAACAATATCAACGACCACATACCAAAAGCAAAGCTCACCGACTAAGTAGCTTAGATTATTTGTATATACTATCCTTGGCTTATCTATCCAATCCCATACTCTACCTATCATCTCAACCACTCCTTTTTTATTTTTCTTGTGTCATAAACAAATCCAAAGATAGTACATTCAACATTTCTATCTATAGCTTTACTTACTATTTTTATTTTATTTCGCCCGCGAAAATTTGACTTACTATCTTTGTTGCATTTTCTCAGCTCGTTACATAAGCCTTTGCCCCGTGCCATCTGTCTAGCTTTTTTGTATTTTGTTACCCACAATTTCATACCATTCACTTCTTTGTAGATGTAGTATCTCTTACCATTTTCACTATCTTCAATATCAATACATACATCAAATTTTTCTTTAATAGGTTTTACTCGTACACCCATTAAGCAGCCAATCTATTTTTATTTTTATCTAGCCATTGCTTTTTAATTTCCATAGCTATTTTATAAGTCATCAAAGGTGGTACACTCATACCGATAAGATAGTGTGGTGGTTGGTCTAAAAAGTTATAATCTTTTGGAAATGTACCAATCTTAACTCTTTCATCATCATTTAGGTATCTTGGCTCATCAAACAATACAATCACATCTTTTTTAGCAGTTAAAGTATTACAAACCCCATTCATATACACATAGTTTTGACCAAAACCAGTATTAGGTTTGTTTCTATATCTAGCATTTGTACAGCTAAAATCTTTATCACCTTGTAACCTATGACTCCAAATATCCTTATAAAAATCACTTAAAAAATAGTTATTTCCACTTTGTGTATAAACTTTTTTAAAAGGTATTTTTTCATCTTTAAAATCTAAATCAATCCTAGGTTCAGCACCAAACAAATCAACAGTATCAAACTGTAAATCTTTTCTTATTGCCATAAAAAATACTCTTCTTCTTTTTTGTGGTACTCCCATATTGCTACCATCTAATTTTACATTTTCAGCTACTACTACTTTTGGTTGAAGTCTTTTAGCTAGTGCGATAAATTCAAAAAACAAATCATCTAACACTTGGGTAGTTTGACCCTCTCTAAATTTTACTTCTTTACCTTTTTTTTCATCAGCTACCATATTTGCACCACTAAACAAACTACAAGGTGGGCTACCATCTAAAATATCAAGTTCATATAGTTCAGCCGGTAACTCTTCAAACTCTCTAAACTCCCTAATATCCATACAATAATTAAATTTTGGGTTTAAATTTTCAATATAACAGCTATTTACTCGTGGGTCTATTTCAACATTACCAACAACATCAAACCTAGCTAATTTATAGCCCATAGAACTCCCCCCCCCCACAACTAAAACAGCTGAACACTTTAAGCCCAGTTGGTTCTACTTTTTTCAAATCATCAAATGACCAATCAAAACTAAACACTATGCACCCACTCGCACTTTTTTAGTTAGATTTCCCATCATTGCAGCCATATTAGGGTGAATTGTATGTTGCTGTATCTCTTTTGGCTCATCACCAACCATTTTTATTAGTTTTGTTGCTTGGTGTCCTATTTGTGGTGCATTTCCAAGTGCAAAGCTCGTATCTTTTATCTTTTGTTCTACACTTTTTTTAAAAGCTCGTTCTATCATTCCAGTTAAACTATAAATATCATTTCTACGACCATAAACATAGTGCCAATCTCCAACATCTTTTAAAACTTCTATTTGTTTTTTTGTAAAAGTTGGTTTTTTTTCACCAGTATCAGGGTCTTTATCTGTAAAATGTTGATAAGTTAAATATTCAGGTGGTACAGCTCCATTATCAAATATTCTAAAAGTTGCTTGTAGTTTGTCTAAAAGCTTTTTTGATTGTTCACCTACTGTTGCATATAACTTTTGAAATTTAATCGTTTTATAGCTATTGATTGCACTTGTAAATAGGTCTAGTGGTCTTTTATAATCAGCTTTAGTATTTCCAAGATGATTTATAAAATCAAGATACCATTCATCAGCTATAAAGCCAGTTTCTACTTCTAGGTATTCTTTTGTGATACTATTTTCTAAATTGATTTTTAAAAAATCAGCTATAGCTTGTATAAAATCATTTCTTCTAGTTTTCATCGTAAAGTTCCTTTAGTAATTTTTCTTGATAATATTCATCACTTGCTGGTGATTGTGTTTGTTGTTGTTCTCTTTGCTGCATATACAAAGCAAATTCAGCATTATTAATAGCTTTTTTAAAGTCATCTGTAGCTGGGTATTTCATACCAGTTTCAGTAATAACCCTTACAGTTGCTACTTCTTTATCCATTCCTTTATTTCTATAGTTTGTATATAGTTCAAAAGGGTTTATAGTTTGTTTTTGTTGCTGGTATTGTGCTACTTGATTACCTTGTGGCTTTATTTCAAATAATCCTTTGTAATTATTCATAATGCTATTTTCAACCATCTGTAGCTGAACATCTTTAGGGTATTTGATAAGTTTATTTATAGTTAGTGTTCTACCTTGTTTTGAATAGCTTTTACCTTTGTACTCAATCCACATTTCAAAAGCTTCAATATTTAATTCAGGTGGTAAAATTTCAGTTTGTGATTTTTTTTGTTTATTTTTTTTATTATTACTTGTAGTATTAATATTTATATTATTCTCTTTGATGTTTTCATCAATAGGGGTATTGATGTTTTCATCAATAGGGGTATTGACATTTTCATCAATAGGGGTATTGATGTTTTCGTTAATAGGTATTGATATTTTTGTCAATAGGTAAAGTTTTCTATCTATGATTTGTTTTGTTGCATTATCTCGTGTAATTACGACTTTTAAAAAGCCAAGTTTTTCAAATTTTGATATAGCTCGTGATATTGTTTCTTTTGCTTTGCCAAATACTTCAGCAAAATAGCCATTTGAAGCAGTACAATAGCCATTTTTATTAGTAAGTGCTGTTATATCAGCATATAAGACTTTTTCAAAGAAATTTAACTCTTTTGAATATCTTACATCAGCTGTTAATATAGCATAGTAGTTAGGTTGTTCTTTTTGTGTTTCACTCATTTTTATCTCCAGTTTGATAAGTCAAACCCCAAATATGAACACTCTTTAATCTGAAGAGCAGGTAGAACTGGATAAAATACCTGCTCATATTTGGGGT